TGATATAAAACATAACAACCAGTAAACTTCCGCAGGTTGTGCTGCCGTTAATATAAAAGCGATGTTGCAAATAACCAGGTGAACAAAAACAGGATAGCTGCGCAACTTAATAGAGGCTATCAAGAATGCAGCAGCTAGAGTTAACTCATTTACGTTTTTTACCACCGCCTGTGCGGCGCTTATTAGTAGACATAAATCATTCTCCATGCTTATCGTTCCTCGGTGGGTAAATGTTAATAGGTTTTAGATCTAAGGTCAATTTTACAGCAGATAATAAAAAGCCACCTGTTAAAGTGGCTTTACTTACTCTCGTTCAATGTAATACACCATGGGAAAAGCGTATTTGTTGTGACTTTCACTAGCGCCTCGTGACGTGATTTAAGTGAATTTTAACGAGTAGCCACACAAATAAACTCTAAAAAATGCCTGCAACTTAATGCAGGCCAAGGAACTATTTTCGTCTCAATCCTCGAACTACAGTCTCCATTATTAATTAAAAGATTATAGTTTAAGGTTTACTAACTGCTATCTCACGACTGTAGTTAGTTTGTTACAACCCACTTTAACGCAAGTGAGAGCGAGATTTATCACCTCCAACCTATTGAGGGCCGTCTTTCCGTAGCTGTCAAACAAAGATTACCGGGCCTTCTGTCGTTAAACCCGATGAATTAATTATAGCAAAATCGGTGTGTTTGTTTAATACCGTTTTGTTCTATGCTTATGCTTTTTGGTTATTTACCTTGTAGCTAGTTACCAACCATGCAGGCGCTAAGATTTTATAGCCTCTGCGCCAACCTAAAGACTGCGCCGTTTGCTTTCCGTTTACGTGCTGCTCTCGTTTTCTGCACTTCATTTACCTAGCCCCGTTAAAATATCATTTACGATTATTGTGGTTTCTGTGTATGCAAGATTATGGTCCCTTGCTTTTATCTTTGGTATTCCAGCAACAAGCAACTCAATTCCGTAAACTCTTAAATCTCGCAAACTCATTGAGCTTCCACATGGCACAGCAACCTCAATATTTCCGCTTTGTAGCTTATCGCAATAATCTGCTTGTTGTGGTGTCATTTCACTCTCCATTTAATTTTTACTGAATTTAGCACTTTAAATTTAGGTTTATAAATACTGTTTGGTTATATGCTTATAACTAATTATTTTGCTGTCTGGTTAATTTGGCATATTCGCTGTTTTCTGGAATTGTCAGCTTAATCATTTTCTCCATACACCATTGCTCTATTCTGTTTAGATAGTGGTGCATTTCACCAGTATCTAACTTGGCTGTAGACTTTATAACCTCATCTTCACCCGCTGGCATTGGTATAATTTTCTCGGGGCACCAATAGCGCTTAAAGTAATGGTGCCAGATTTCCTTATCATGGTACCGGTCATTTACATTCACCTGCTCTGCTATCTCAGTAAGCCAAACCCAATACAGTGCATTTTGCGATAAGCTGCGCTCTTTCCTCCAAGGCTTAGCGGTAACTTGTACCGCTTCATTCTGGCTAAGCATAACTTCAAGAGCTTCAATCAATGCTGATTTGTTGCTTGTGACTAGTTTGTACTTTTCAATCATAAACACACACTTTAACCACAACGTTACCAGGCGGAGTTTTAACACCCTTTTTGATTGATAGGTTTACAACTTGCTCATCATCAGCCCAAAACTCGCATTTACTAAGAGCATCAAAAACTCCTTTAGTAAAATTATCTATGTCATACCTTCTCAGTGTTGGTGGGTTAAGCTCAATCGAAACGCTTAGCGGTTGAGTTAAAAGCTCACCACATAAACCAAGCTTAGACATTGCATCATTAACAGATTTAACATACTCGCGCCCTCTCTTGCTGATTATCTGCCTACCTCTAAAGCTTCTCCAATAGCCGTTAACGCTCGGGGGCCATGGCAGTGTAAATTCATAATCACTCATAACAACCTCAATACTTAGTTAACATAATTGCGCTGATAATGTTGCTTTCTGGCTCTGTTATGCCATTCTCAGCCATTTTCTCAACCATCTTGCGCCATAGGTATCTCTGATTTCCAAAAGCTTCTGAAAATCGCTTTCTGTAATGCGTAACGTTTAGTGGGTGCGAACTATGCACATCGTGAAGTTGTTGTGGTACCGGTAAAATAAACCAATGCCCGATTTTAACCTTGTTGTGCTTATAGCTTCTACCGCATACATGGTGCACATGGAATGGTGTATCATTCCACATATCACCGAATAGATAACCAACTCCATGCTGGTTATGAAAATCAGCAGCATCTTTAAGCCAGGCCTTTTCCTCTGCGTTTGGTTTTGTGTTTTTGCTTAGCATTCTTCTACCCCTTACCAATCTAATTTTATACCCATACCCTTTGGCATTTCTTTTGTTGCCTTGTGCGCTACTGCTGCGCGTTCTGAATCTGTTAATTTGCCTTGCTGCGGTGTTGCTCGTTTTGGTTTATTTCCTTTTTCGTCTGGCCGCCAATTACCCCAGCCTATAGCTTCAAGCTGTCGCCTTAAGTATGTATTCATAGCCCTAAATGCCATGTTTTTCTTTTTAACCTCATTAGGCTCTGCTTCGTATGCTTCCCTGTAAACCTGTTGCGCTATCGGTAAATGATGGCGCATATCTAGGTGCTCTGAACAATGGTTTTCAAATTGTTTTTGTGCATCGTTTTTCATGGCTTCTTAAATCCCTGCGGCTGAAAACCTTGTGGCCTTGCGTTTTCTTGCTGGCTCGATTGCCCCGCGCTTTTTGCTGCCGAAACGTCTTTAGGGTCTGCATCTTTCATCTTGCCGAATTTCTTGGTTAGATAAAAAGGCCCTGCGCTCGACCCATGTCGATAAGCTGGCATGTTAACTTCGACGATTGGGTGTTTATGTAACTCATCATCGTTTTCAGAGTCAACAACGTTATGGAGCAAAAATATAGCATCCGCATCTTGTTCAATCTGTCCAGACTCTCGCAAGTGAGTCATATCTGGTTTACCTTTGCCGTTACGGTTTAACTGACTTAACGCAAATACAGGGCATTCGATCTCTTTTGCTAAATCTTTCAATCCGCTAGATATTTCACCAATTGCAAGGTCGTGTCTGCCTTTGTCGTTTACACCAGCCTTTTGAAGGTAATCAACAACGATTAAATCTAGGCCGCCAAGCTTTGCACTAAACTGCTTTGCAATCGCTTTTATCTGTTGGATTTTTAACGCTGGCGTATCTTCAATGTGCAATTGCTTATTGTGTAGCTTGTGCGCCGCTGTAGAGACGTTAGACCAAAACTCGTCGTTATCCTCGCCTACATAACCGTAAATGTCGCTAGGATTCATATAGGACGCATTTGCCATTAATCTAACGCCTAATTCAAACTCTGACATTTCCAAACTAAAGAATAGGACTTTTTTATCTTCCATCGCCAAGTTCGCAGAAACCGCCAAGCTAACAAGTGTTTTACCTGTTTTTGGTCTTGCGCCAACTACAATAAAGTCAGTTTTTCCAATACCTCTATCACCTAAAGCGTTATCAATTGCCGCTATACCTGTCTTGATTCCGTTCTCAATTTTACCCTTAGCCCTGTCATCGCAGTAAGCGATAACTTTTTCCATAGCTGTCGTTATGCTTTTCTCTTTTTCCGAGCCTTGATTCATCATTGTGGCGATTTTATTCAGTGAGTCAGATAGCAGTGTCATTTTATCTTCGTGATCTAACTTGCTGCTCATGGCTCTATCTAAATCTCTAACCATCACATAGGCGTCTCTTTGCCTTGCTAGCTCTCTAATTTTTACTGCGTGATCTTTGATGATATTTAGTGAAGCGTAAGACTCTTTTGATGCCTTGTTCGCTAAAGCAAAATCAATTTCATCAAAATCAACCATTGTTATAACGTCAAACTTTTCGCCTTTGGCTTTTTGCTGCTCAATAACTCGCATGATCGCTTTTGTGTCGCGGTGGTAAAAATCATCAGCACTGACAAGAGTGTCAAGCTCTGCACTTTCAGTGTTATCTTCACCAATGTTTAAATATTTACCAATAACAGAAAGTTCAAAGTCGTAGTTAATTAAATTATTAATATCCATTAGAGAGTGCCCTTTTCAATAAGTCGAGTAAATTTACTTTGATTGGTTATAGCTTCCAAGTCTGCTATCCAATCAAACTTTGAACCGTTTAAGCTTTCGTTAGTGTTGCACCATTTAAAAAACTCTCTCCACCAGTCGAGTGATTGATAGTCTTTATTCTCATTCCACCTAGCTTTCAATTGCGATATTCTTTTTTGCTTTGAGTTGAAAGTTATCACCCTTGGCAATGCTGTGCATTCTTCGTTGTATATTTCAACGAGTTCAGCTATTGGAATCTCTTTATGTTTTGAATTTTCCTGTAAAGGAATCTCAGATTCCGACGTATGTTTTATATTCTTATCTAATCTAATCTTATCTTGCATGACGTTTCCTGATTCCGTCATGACCCCGTCATGATTTTTGAGATTCTCAATGATAAGCCTCATCTCAGGATTGCTAGTCATTGACTTATTTAATCGCCTAGCTAACTTCAAGCAAGTTATTGTGCCCTGGCTATTTTCAAATAAACCAAGCTCAACAAAGTAGCGCATCATTTCTTCAACCTTTTGCGCTGTGCTTCCTACATTTCTAGCGATAATCCTTGCGTCATGCTCAAGCTCAAAGGTTATATTGTCTTTATTTACTTTCCCAGCTATCAACTCTATGCAGTACCAGTAAAGCCCGTAACCTTCCAGCCCATAATCAAGCAATACATTTTGAAGTTTTGCATCTTGATTTGCGTCGGTGTCATGTTTAATCCATTGCATTAGATATAACCCTCGCTAACTAAAAGCTCATGTATACGTGTAACACCTTTGGTTGTAAATAATGACTGAGGGTAGCCAGACTCATTTTGCTTTACATCGCCATAACCATCGCTGATAAACTTTGCTGTAAATATCCTGCTACGCTTAACCGCTCCATTGTAAACGCCGCCAATTTCATCTAGCGCCTTGTTTAACGCTCTTGCGCTTTTCATGTTTAGGCTAGATGCTACTTGCGTTGCATTTTGTAGTGATTCACGCTCAACAAAGCGATCAACAAACTCAACTTTAGGTGCTGCAAGCTCTAACTGTTTTGCTTGGTCTGCTGCTAATTGCAAAGCCTCAGCAAATGACTGTGGTAACTGTGGTGATTGGCTGCTTTCTAACTCATGCCAGCGCTCAATAACTTTCATTCTAGCAATTGCGCTATATCCAGTTAAAAGGCAATCCGTATGCTTTCTATCAAGATTAAAAAGTGGCAGTTCTTTGTTTTGTTCGCTTAAATACGTGCCCCCAAAGTTGGGTGCTCCTGCTGGATATAAGTCTAAAAGCATTTTCTTGATGTCACGCATAACGTGATCATGTCTTTTACCTGTAAACTCTGCAATCTCTCGGCTGCTCATTGTTAAGGTTTGGTTTTGTGATACAATTAAATTGTTCATAATTATTCCTTAGCCAGTTCGCGCTGGCTTTTATTTCTCTATACACTTAACAAGCTTAAAAACTGTCTCTACTTGAAGGTCTTTCTCATCACAAATAAAGTGATCACCACCCCTCTCCCACCGGTAAAGAGTTGCCTCTGTTACATTCAATCTTTTTGATAGTTGCTTCACAGCTTCATATCTACCCATTTCATGCTGCATCGTTTCAAG